GCGGCGTTCTCGGAGCCGTCCTCGTTGTGCGTGATGGACTTGAGGGTCCGGCCTTCCGCGCGCAGCTTCGCGGCGATGGAGGAGCGGGCGATTTTGTGCGCCTCGGTGTCGACCGGGTCTCGAGAGGGGCGACCGCCGCCAACGGATGCGAGGGTGAACTCGTATTCAGCGTCATACTCGGCGACCTGTTGGGCAAGGTCGGACAAGACGGACTGGGGGAGTTCTTCGCCGTTCTCGGCCTGCGCAGCCTTGACAACCTTCGCCATATTGTTGCGGATGTTTTCAGCGCGGGTCTGGTTGAGTGCTTTGGCCTCGGCCTCGGTGCAGGTGTGGCCTTCGGCGTATGGCGCGGTGACGTCGAAGAGGACGCCTTGGATTGTGATCTGTTTGGTCTCGGGCATGGTGGCTCCTTGGTATGTGGTGCGCGGTGTTCGCGTGGTGGTGGGTTACGTTGCCCGTGTATAATGGCATACACGGACGGTGGATGCAAGGGGGAAATGCAGTATCGGTATGGTCGAGACCAATTTGGTACGAGCCATACCGCCACTGCAGCTGGTCATGCTGTCGGTTCCTCCACAATTATGTAGGTTACGCCGGGGCCACCGGCTGCACTCGCCCGGATGCGCAGGCGGTAGGGGATGAGCTTCTTGTTCGCGCGGGAAATATACGCCGTGACAGTTTCGTAGGCGGCAAGGGGACCGCCATCAGGATCGTCTGCGTAAACCCCGTCGATGATTTCTGCTTTGGTGACGCCAGGGTGACGGTAAACGAAGTCGAAGACGGCGGCCTCTTTCGGCGCCAGAATGGCGCGGGCGGCTGCGGGGACACGGGCTTTGGGTAGGTGCTGGCCGCAAACGGGGCAGGGAGGGGTCATGAGAGGGGCTCCTGGGTGGTGAAATGAGGGCAGGAGACTGCCCATTCTTCGTAGGTAGTGGGAGCGTCTTTCCCCCACAGTCGGGCACGGAAAACTGGGGGCGGGAGATTCGCCTTTTCCCATCGGCAGACCAGGCTGGTCCCAGCTGCGACCATACTGACATAGAGACAGTTGCGGCAGTTGCGTTGAGTCATATCTCGCTTATCGCTCATGCCGCGTCCTCTGCAAATTCCACACAGCCATCGGACTTGATGTAGGTCAGGCTGCGCTTGGCGCGGGTGCAGATGACGTAGCGGAGGTTGGGGTCCTGGCCCTTGTCGGAGACGAGGTCCTCGTCGAGAAAGAAGACGTGATCGAACTCGTGGCCCTTGGCCTTGTGGCCAGTGGTGAGGTGGATCGAGCCTTCGATGCGGAAGAGCTCCTGGGTGTAGGCGAGGACCTGGCGAAGGGTTTCGCCCTGACCGATGAGGATGCGGAGGCACTCGACCTTGTCGCGGAGCTGGGACAATTTTTTCACCTTCTTCTCGCGGGCGACTTGCCAGGACTCCAGTTTGGACAGGAGGGTCTCCTGCGGGGTGGAGTCCTCCCCGAAGGTGGACAGGGTTTTCAGCAGGCCTTTGGCGATGTCGTTGCCCCAGAGGTTGGGGTAGCGGCCGGCGCGCAGGAGGTTGATGGCTAGGTCGAACAGCGGAGCGTTGTTGCGGCAGATAACGGCGCACTGGGCCGGGATGTCGGTGAAGTCCCAGGTGTGGAGAGTGGCGACAGTGCCGGATGGAGTGCCTTCCCACGATTGCATATGCGGGGCTCGCCAGCGCACGTGGTCGACGATCTCCTCGGGGCAGCGGAAAGATACGCTGAGGGGGAGCTCGCGGCAAGAAAACTCCCGCGCAATCGCCGCCATGCCGTTCTCATACGCGCCGCGGAAGGCGTAGATGGCTTGGCATTGGTCGCCTACTGCGATGATCCGCTTGCGGTAAAGCTGGCGGAGCATAAGGTGGTTGAGGGCGGATAGGTCTTGTGCCTCGTCCACCAAGATGCAGGAGAAGATGGGGTAAACGCAGCGGAAGATGGAGGGGAAGAGGACCTGATCGCCAAAGTCGATAGTGCCCTGGAGGGCCTGCTCGGCGGATTGCGTGAGTGCCTCGATGATGATGGAGTCCAGGTTGTCGGAGGACTTTTCCTGCAGGCTGTCGAGAAGGTCCTCGTCGTCAAGGAGGCGGTTGGCCTTGGGGTGCTTTGCCGCGATGGAGTTGGGCAGGTGGCCGGAGGCCTTTGCCATATCGCAGGAGTCGAGGAGGAATTTGAGGTTGCCCCAGGCTTCTTCCCGCTCCTTGGGGATGAGGCCCTCGATGATGGAGGTGATGATCCCGTACATTTTGGTCTTTTTGAGCTGAAGGCGTTTGCCAAGGCGCTGGCCCCAGACGCGGTGGCCCAGGGAATTGAGGGTCATCGCCGTGCAGTTGGCGGGCAGGCGGAGTTTCATCTCCTCCGCGATGGAGCGGTTGAAGGCGAGGCAGACGATGTTGACCTCCGGCAAAGCCGCTGCGATGAGTTCAAGGGTGGAGGTTTTCGCCCCGCCTGCGAGGGCGGAGACGAGGAGGTTGTCTGGGGTGGATTGCGCTGCCTCGACGATGGCGAGTTGTTCGGGGGTGGGGGTGAAGTCAGGCATGGTTGGGCTCCATATCATAGAGAAGGAACGGGGAGGAAACAAGCGGGGCATATTTCCTGCAGAGGTGATGGATGGGATACGGTGGGGGTACGCACTGGAGTTCCGCTGCGGACCAGCCGTACAGAAGGACTTCGGCTACAATGGAGCCGGAAAGGTCCATGAGGGGGACAACGGTGCATTTCATGCGGGGGTCTCCAGGAGATGTTCGGCTCGGATGCGCAGTTTGTGGAAGGCGGGGATGGAGGTTTCCTCTGCGGGGTTCTGGACGATGTAGATCGCTTCGTCCGGAGTGCCGTCTGGGAGGGTGTGGCCTACATCCGCGTAGATAACGATTGCGCCGGTGGGGAGTTCCTCCATGGAAAGACTGGCGTTGTGGTCGAGAAACCACTGGCCGTCCTCGTCTGTCATTTGGGTGTCGATGCTGCGGGTGCGGCCGTAAGGCGGGATGTACTGTGTGACGGCGAGGATCATTCATCCGCTCCTTTTTCGCGGTCATGCAGCCACTCGGCGACGTTGATCGCCTTCTGGTGTTCTGCGGTTTGGATCGTGTCGCGGCCAGTGCGGATGGCGAGTTCCGCCGCGTGGAAGGCTGCGGCGCGAAGGTCGCGCAGGGCGCGGTGGTATTCCTCGCGAGAAGGCATGGGTCGGGGCTCCCTTGTTGAGGTGATGCGGATGGACTGGCCAGTGGCCTGCGCCTTGTCGTAGTAGGCGTGGACCTGGGCCAAATCGCGGGTTTCGACGACAAGCTGGCCGTCGAGGTAGACGCGATACTGACGGGGGTTAGATATCGAGGTCGTCAAGGTCGAGGTCCTCCAGTGTGGAAGTATTTTGTACGGCAGCGCGTTTGCGGGGGAATTGGGGGGAGTGTGGGCGTGGTAGGGGTGCGGGGACTCCACGCATTTCCCGCTGGATGGCGAGGGCTTCTTTGGCGGAGAGTGTTGGGTCATCCCCGACGGTAACGGTCACTGCCGCGTCGATGGCGCCGAGAAGGCGGAGGGTGTTAAACATGCGCGCAGTGTCGCGGGGGTCTTCCGGGTCGAAAGTGATTTGCATGGTTATATGCTCCCGAGGATAAAGATAAGGGTGAGGCCGAGGACCACCGCAACGGCGTAAACCATCGCGGCGACTACGGCAGCGGAAAGGTGAAGACCAGCCTCGACAATGTGGGTGCGACGGGACCGACGAGGGGGACGCGGGGTCATATATCCTCTCCCAACAAACGGCGGCGAAAGGCCTCCGCAATGTCGTCGAGTTCTGAAACTTCCTCCCCGTCTGGGTTGGGGTCAGGGGGCGGGGGCAATAGGGTCTCCAGTGAAGTTTCGCCGTCCAGCGTGAGCGGGGCGCCGGTTTCGTCCGTCAGTACCCCATCCACCGCGCGGCTGAAGTTTATCTGCACGCAGGATGGGTCGCGTTTGGAGATTGTCAGCGTCATGGAGTCGTAGGGGGTGGTCACGTCGAGGGGGTTCCCCGGCGCGTTGTGCTCCGCAGCCTCGCGGAGCAATTTGCGGAAGGTGTACGCGCGCTGGCGCCAGTGTTTGGCCTTGCCGGGGTTCGGCAGGCGGTAGTTGGCGCCGCCGCGAGACAGGGCTGTAGACAGCACACTGTGCACGTCGGAGTAGGCGGATAGATGTTTTGGCTGGGGCAAGGGGTCTACCTTTTGTAAACCACCCCGAACGGGTGGCGTTTGATGAAGAGGTTTTGCTCAGCTAGGCGGGGTCGGAGGTTGTATGTAAGCGTGCTGACGGAGCCTCGAGCACTAAGCGGCCCGCCGTCTTGGTCGTCTGCGTAAACTATTTCCGCGAGTTCGTCGTGGGTGTGGTAGCGCCCAGTGCGAAGTGCGCGGAATAGTGCAAGCTGCACTGGTGCGCGGAGAAGCTGGGACTCGATTTCCGCTACCGCAGCGAGAGCGGCTGCGAGGTCGGACAGCGGGATGGTGCGGATTTCTTCAACTTGCATGGCGGTCCACAATTTCGTCAATCTGCCGGGCTAGGGCGAGCAGTGCGCCCCGGTTTTCTTCCGGAGTTTTTGCGGCCCGGATTGCGTCGTAGGCGGCTTCGTTCAACTTGCGCACGTCGGCGAGGAGGTCGCGTTTGCTGGTCATTCGGGGCTCCAGTCTACTTCAAACCGCAGGGAATAGATTTCATCCTGCAGGGGTTGGGGGAGGGTGGACACGTCCACGTCTAGGCCGAGGATTTCGAGGGAGGTCAACTCGGCATCGTCTTCAGCTACAGCCGTGAACCGCGACCGGGGCACGCCGAAGTCGTCCTCGTAGGTGTCGGCGGTGAATACCGCAACGATGTCGGTTGAGTCATAGCGGCCTGTTACTTTCATGGAGTGGGCTCCTACATTTCCGTGCGGGATTGCACTACGCAACGGCGAGGCCGGGGCTCCGCCGCTGGCTAGTACGGTCCTGCAGCCTGTTAGTGGTACGTCGCCGCTTTGCGTTCTGCAACGCAAAGGGGACAGTCGCAGGGGACGTCGGAAAGGCTGGCCAACTTTTCCGCCACCATCGAAGTCACCTGATCCTCCAATGTCGCGCCGTCGAGGTCAAGGCGGAGGTAAACCATCATCGTGTCCTCGCCCTGCGGGCGCGCTTCCACCGGCGCTTCCGCGTCGTGGAAGGCTGTGAGGAATTCGGGCAAGGATACCTCGTCCGCTTGCGGGCCTTCGTTCGGGTTCGGCTGGGTCTGGATGAAAAAGATATACTGCATTGGGGATGTTCCTTCAATTGGCGTAGAGAAATTCGCCGTGCATGTGCGGCTCCGCCGTGATGGCGGGGTCAGGGCGGACGAGAAGCGCATCGTTGTACGCAACATCCTGGCCGTATTCGCCATCGTGAAAATTTGCCGTGCGGGCAATCGGGTCGATCCAGAGCATCGCGTGGCGGTTGCTTTTGAGGGTCTGCAGCATTTCAAGCGCAGTCATGGGGGATGTTCCTTTTTTCGCGCGGAACGCGGGTTGGAGTTGAGGGTATGGCCCGTAACAATGCGCAACGGGCCATACCGTTCACTGTGTCACGCCAGCTTTGTCACCAGCACTGCGAAGCGGTAAAGCACCTGCGCCCAGTTCGGGCCGAATTCCTCCGCCACCGCGAGGGCGAGGAGTTTGTTCGGCTTTTCCGTCTCCATTTCACCCCAGTCTATCGCGGGGAGGAGGAACGCCGCAAGTGCGTTGTGGTCCACCTCCGCCAACGCGTCGTGATACATTTCTGCCGGGTCGTCCAGCCCATCCGCCACGTCGATCACACGGGCGAGGGTGCGGGCCAACGTCTGCGCCACCACGGGTGTCACGTGGGCCGGGGAGTCCACCACCCGCTGTTCAAGCGTCGCGGCAGCTTCCTCCATCGTGCCGGGAAAAATCTTCACATCACCCATCCCGCTTTTCCTCCGCGTCCAGCAGCTTGTACCAGTCCAAAATGCCGTCGTGGTCTTCCGCCCGACTCTGCCCAAAGTGGGGCAACTCCGGGATATCGCACATCGTATCCTCAGTGAAAAGTTCCCGCACTGTGTGCGGGGGTAAATTGCATTGCATTGCAGTATTTCCTCCATTGTGTTGCGTGGGACACTACGCCCCACGCAGGGTTTATACCGACGTTACTTTCCTTCCCGGTCGTGAAAGCGATAACGCTTCCCCTGCACCTTGAAAAGCCCGCCTTCCTCCAAATTCACAAGGTAGGCCAGACATGCGCTTGTGTAATTCTTCGCCGTTCTGTCCGCCCATGCAAATTCACGGATAAGCGCCGCTTCAACATCCTTCCGCGTAAACGTTTCATCGGGCATGAAGTCTGCACAAATCACTTCCCAGACAGCATCAAGGTGATTTTCCATCCACCGAGTCTGGTTTGTGAAGCGCGGCTTGGGCAACGCTTCCTGGATTAATTGCATCACATTGTCTCCATTCTATTGTGTTTACACCGGGCACACTGCACCCGACATACTTCCACATTACCACATTCCGCTTGCGCGCGCAAGGGAAAAGCCCAGTGTGAAGGGGGTGCGGCGGTACGGCCTGATGATCCCCTTATGATGTTTGATTTTTGTGATTTGGCTCAAGGCCATTTTACCCCCATATGTGCGTTCGGTATGGTCCCCCACTGGGGCGGGGGTATGTGCTTTTCAGAAAATTATTTCAAAAAAAAAAAAAAAAAACTCCCTTTTTTTAAAAAACAAAAACTCCCCCCTTCCGGGAATTTTGGACCACTGGGGGAGCCATACCCTACCCCCATATGGGGGCAAAACGCCATTGAGCCAAACCAGCCGCAACAGGAAACATCAGGGGGGCTGTAGGGGAAACGCCGCACAAGCGCGGAACGGGCCGTCACGGGGGCGGGAAAATTTGGGCGGGGGTTGGTGCGGGAAAGGCGGGTTGCGTGTGTGGCGCGGCGTGTGTGGCCCGTGTGAAGGTGTAGGACCGGGCAACCGGTTGCCGCGCGCAAACGGGATGGGGCGAGAGCCATACGCGACTCTCGCCCCACTTACCACCGGTGCGCCAGCGTCCGCCGCGCTATTACCAGAGCACTTTTACGCCGTTGCCGCCGGACGCGCCGAAACTGTTAATGAATTTCCACGCGTCCTGGGACCCGTCGCACCAACCAGTCCTATCCCGCATACGCCATGCAAGAACAGTATCCCCGCGGTCGACTATCATTTCCTGCCGCGCGTCCAACCATGCGAGGACTTTCGACTTACTGGCGCTAACAGCGGCAAAAGACTCGCGCCCGAATTGGTGTTCAACTTCTATTGTAATTCCAAACATTGTATTTCCTCCATTCCATCCGATGCTGATTGCACCACAAGTGGGGCGCAAATTGCGCCGCGCCCCACCAAGCTGCAATCAGATATCAATTTCCTCCACATCAACCGCAAGCGCATCCTTGGCTTCCTGAATGTAGTCCCGCTTGCCAGCTTCCTTCTGTTTGCCAATCCAGTCCTGCACCACCTCATCACGCCAGACCCAAGCGTCGCCCTTTGCTTCAAAGTATTTCTGCACCCGCTCATCCGCTTCGACCATGTCGGCAATCTTCCCCACGCCGGTCAACCGCTTGAACGTCAGGGTCAAGTCCGCCTTGGCGTTCCTAATTGCAAGCGCCACGTCGTCCGGCACACTGGCTTTCCGGCTTCCCCGTTCCTTTTCGGGCATTTCATCTCCGCTGTTCGCCATCTTCGCCACAGCCCTGCACAGGTCCAGCTTGGTATCACCACTGTCCTGCGAATACTTATCATTCGCGTAACGCTGCATCCCCTTTTCAAGGAAAGCAAGCAGCCACGATTCGTGCATCTTCCCCGGCTCGTATACGACAGGTTTCCAGTCCGGATCCTGCCGCGTACCGCGATTGATTTTCGTCTCGAACTTGTAGTCGTCCGGAATTTGAAAGGTAACAGTTTGCATTGTATTGACTCCATTTCATCCGATGCGGGATTGCATCACGGTACGGCGTTGCGGCGCCGTACGCTGATATTATCCCCTATTCTACACGCAGAGTCAATGCAATAACATCCGCCACGTGCTCCCCATCCGAATAAAGTTTTCCGAATTTCCCTTCTGTTGCCCCGTGCTTTTCCGCGTATGCAAGCGCCAGTGCTTTTGTCGTGAACGTCACGTGATGCAGCAATTCCCCGGATGTTTCCCGTATGCCATAAAGTGTCATCGTATTCCCTTTCATCCACACTGTTTCTGTATCCCCACAATACACTTTCCGCACACGCTTGCAAGTAAAAACTTTCCCTTCCACCCACATTTTTCCAGTCTTTTTTGCTGTTCGCATCCACACACTGGCTTGTTACATTCTTGCCACAGCCCCACCCCCACCCCTTTTTTAACATAACACTGACCCCCTTTTCGCGGGTGCCCGCCCCCCTGCGCGCGGGGAAGGCCCTTTCAGTAAATTGTGGAGTTGGGTTCGATATGGCTCTCTTCCAGTAAATTGTGGCAGTGTGATCGGTATGGTCCTTTCCAATTTGGTATGCGCCATACCGAACCGCGTGCGCCCACATTATTCTTGCGCCGCCTGCGCCCCCCGTGTTACAATGGCCTCGACTTGAAAGGAGCACTGGCCGATGGCCGAGGAAATGGACCTGAACATGCTGGGCCTTGCGCGGGGCGGGCGGAAATCGCAGCCGTTGCACGGGCACATTATCCGCGAGTTGACCGGGGCGGACCTGGAAACGCTGAAGGCGGAGCGTGGGAGTACCACTCCCCACATCAAGCGCCTCCGCGAGAAGCACCACGGCCTTGCGAAAGCGCTGGTGGACGGTGTAAGCGAAGGGGATGCTGCGGCGATTTACGGCTACAGCGCTTCCCGCGTGAGCATCCTCAAGGCCGATCCGAGTTTCCAAGAGCTCCTCAACTTCTACCGAGAAGGGAAGACCGAGCGCTACTACGAACTTCACGACCGCATCGCAGACCTAGGTGCGGACGCGGTGGACGAACTGTCCTCCCGGCTCGAGGACGACCCTGAGTCCATCACCGTCGGACAGCTTCTGGAGATCGGCAAGATGTCTCTCGACCGCAGTGGCCACGGCCCCTCCACCAACACCAATGTGAACGTGAAGGTTGGCCTGGCTGACAAGCTGGAAGCAGCCCGCAAACGTGCACTACAGCACCGCAGCGCGCAACTGGTCGAGGGCAAAGCTGTCGACGTAACCCCCGAGGACTCCGAATGACCCCGAAGACCAAGCCAGCCTTTATCGTGGAAGCGACCACTTCCTCCGAGGCCAGTGACAGCGCCGTATACTTCGCCGGCGCTGACCCCACGAAAATCCTGGGACTGCGTTGAGATGGAGTTAGAGACCGCCGAAGCTCTCCTAATTGAGTTGGCGAGCTATTCCCACGACCCCCTCGGCTTCGTCATGTTTGCTTTTCCCTGGGGCGAGCCGGGCGAACTAGAGGCCTACGACGGCCCGGAAGAGTGGCAACGAGAACTCCTCACTCTCATGGGTGACGGGGTCTACTCCATCGACGAAGCCATCGCACAGGCTATGGCCTTCGGCACCGAGGCCGAGTCCAACCCACTGCAATTCGGCCGCACCTCCGGCCACGGGATCGGCAAATCCGCCTGCGTGAGCTGGATCATCCTCTGGGCCATCTCTACTTTCGAGGACACCAAAGGCGTAGTCACCGCCAACACGGAAAACCAGCTCAAGACCAAAACCTGGGCCGAACTCGCCAAGTGGCACCGCCTCTTCATAGGCAAAGAGCTGTTCAAATTCACCGCTACCGCCATTTTCTCCGCCGACCCGGAACACGAAAAAACCTGGCGCATCGACATGGTGCCCTGGAGTGAGAAGAACACCGAAGCTTTCGCAGGCTTGCACAACAAAGGCAAGCGCATTCTCATCATCTTCGACGAGGCATCCGCCATCGCAGATATGATTTGGGAAACCACCGAAGGCGCGCTGACGGACAAAAACACTCAAATCATCTGGTGCGCTTTCGGCAACCCCACAAAGAACTCTGGCCGCTTCCGCGAGTGTTTCCCAGGCGGCCGCTTCGCTCGGCGTTGGCAGACCCGCGCCATCGACTCCCGCGAAGTCCGCATCACGAACACTACACAGATTAACAAGTGGATCGAGGACTACGGCGACGACCACGACTTCGTTCGCGTCCGCGTTAAAGGGGAATTCCCCCGCCAAGACGCCGTCTCCTTCATCCCACTGGAGCTTGCGCGCGAAGCCGCAGCCCGCCCGCTCCCGGAAGAGAACTACGCTCCCGTAGTCCTAGGCGTAGACGTAGCACGCTTCGGCGACGACAATTCTGTCATTTACCCGCGCCAGGGCAGGGACGCGCGCTCCCGCTCACCTCGAATGCTTCGTGGCCTTAATACCCTCCAACTTGCCACCGAGGTTTTCAACGACTCCT